GGCGGATCTTATCTATAACCCCCTAACTGGTGCAATGGGCCTTAAGAAAGACTATGTTGGATCTATCGTAGTTTCCATCTTCAATAAGCAAGGAGATGTATTCAGAAGAATTAGTTTGAACAACTGCTTTCTGACTGCAGACTTGAATGCAATGGATTTAAACTATGATGCCGGAGAGACTCTCTACACTCTAGCTACTAGCTGGAAGGCAGACTACTGGCAAGATCAGTTCATCTAATAGACGAAAGAAACTTTTTGGAGACGAATATTCTAAAATAGAATATTCGTCTTTTTGTGTAGACGGGTATATAAGATATAAAGTAAATAATTATGGATCCAAACGAAAGTGGAATTTTAAAAGGTCTCTCACCGGAAGAGATTCTAGCTAGAAAAGAAATGGAAGGAGGAATTGTATATGATGACCCATTCATACCAGAAACCCCTATTAAATCAGTTCCCAGTGCAGAAGATCTGCAGGCAAGACAAACCCCCTTATATGCTCCTCCAGTAAACATTCCCCCGGTTATTCAGGAAACCCCGATTCCGAGAGCCATTCCTCCTGTTGAGAATAATTTAGATCTCGGTAAGGTTGAAACTAAAAGACCTGTCCAGCCAGAATTTTCTCCTGGATTAGAATTTGGGTGGAAAAATTTGCCATTAAATGTTCTTCCATCTAGAGGATTCTTCTATCCGGAAGGAACAAAAATAGCAATTAGATCTGCAGAAGTTAAAGAAATTAGACATTTTTCAACAATAGACGAAGATGATCTGATTGACTTGGACGAGAAGCTAAACTTCATTCTTAGTAAATGTAGCACAATGCACTTTCCTAATGAAGGAGTTGTTTCGTATAAGGACTTGAAGCACGAAGATAGATTTTTCCTAATTATGGCAATTAGAGATTTGACATTTGTGCAGGGTGAGAACAGAATCATTATTTCCCCAGATACACAGTGTAAAGATAAGAGTGCTTGTCCTATTAACAATGGAATAGAACTGAGAACAGGGGTTCTTTCCTCGTATGACATCGATCCGAGGGTAATGAAATACTACTCTCCAGTATCTAGAAATTTTATCTTTCCTGTTAGAAAGATCGGAAAAGAAATTATGATGTCCGTTCCTTCTATCGGAGTAATGGATGCAATTTCAGAATTTGTTATCGACTGCGAAAGGAAGAGGATAGATTTAGAGGAGAGTTTTGTAAAGATAGCTCCTTTTATCTTTGACGAGTGGAGAGGACTTGATAATAAAAAAATCATGCAGAGAATGAGAGAATCTGATGATTGGTCTAAGGAAGAATTCTCATTGTATTACGAATTGTGTGAAACTATAAAAATCGGGACAGAGCTAGATATTAATGTCAAATGTCCCACCTGCGGTGCCGAGGTCACCGCACCCATAACCTTTCCCGGAGGGTTCAAATCTCTTTTCGTTATTTCAGATATCTTTAGAGAACTTCTTTGATTTGAAGTTTAGAATGTGGAAAGAACACGGTCTTGATCCCAATTGGATTGAGTCTATTCCATTCTATGAATATCAAATTTGGATTGATAAGCTAAACGATGCAGTAGATAAGGAAAACAAAGAAGCATTGTCCGAGGCTGGTCAGATTGAGCTATTTAATTTTTCTAAATAGTGTTTTTCTGATATATAAAGAAAAAAGTCCAGAATGGATTCTTCTAGAGAGTTACTTAAACAATTATCCGACCTTACTCGAAATATAGATTCTTTAACCAAAGAGATTAAAGAAAGTAATTCGAATAATTCTTCCGCCATTAAGAAAATGTCGGGTGTAGCATCTTCTGGTGGTAGTTCAAACTCAGGATCTGCTAAAAATACTGGTGCTGGTTCTCCTTCCGGTACTGCTTCAAATACAGGTAGTGCTGCTAGCTCTACTTCAAATACTCCTTCTGGAAACAAAGACTCTCAGAAAAATCCGGATAAAAATTCGGAAAACCCACCACAGGAGAAGAAGAAAAATTCTGCATTAGATTTTTTAAAGTCTGCAGGAAAGGCTGCTTTCAGTTCCAAAGGTGTTGATTTCATACAGTCTAAGCTACAGGAAAAAGGAATAAATGTAGACCGCCAGACGATCGCGAAAGGAGCTTCTAAAGTTTCTGATTTATCTAAGCTAAAAGAAAAAGAGAAGGTGAAAGAGGCAGAAAAGGAAGAGACTAAATCTGAAGAGAAGAAAGAGGAAAATAAATTTAAAATCTCGGATCTCAATCCTCTTAATCTTTTCAAGAAAAATAAGGAAACCCCGGAAACAGGAAAAGAGGGAGAAAAAGGTAATGATCTTGCTAAAGAGGGTAAAGGATTTTTTGATAAATTATCCGAAAGAATTTCTGGTGTTAAAAAAGAAAATGAAGAAAAATCCGAAAAGAAATCAGAAGAGAAAAAAGAAAGTCCAAAGCTTAGTGTAATTGATAAAGTAAAATCTCTCTTTGATAAAAAGAAAGAGGAAACTCTAGCGGGTAAAGAATCTAAGGAGTCAAAAGAGGAATCAAAACTAGCTTCCCTAATTAAATTTTCGACTGAAACTCCCTCCGGAGGAGATGGAAATAAAGATAAAGGATCCGGAACCGATAAAAAAGGAGAGGAAAAAACAAAGACTGAGTACGAGGAAAAATTCGATAGGATGAAGTCCAAACTTAAATCTACCTTTGACACACTTACAGGAAAGAAAAAACCAGAAGAATCCCAGGCAGAAGGATCTTCCGACATGAAGAAAGAATCTACGAGTTTAAAAAATCTTTCTAATAAAACCGATCAGACTCAACAAAAAACGGAGGAGGCTAAACCAGCTACTCCATCAGAACCCGTGGCTGCACCCAAACCTTCCGATGCACCAAAAACCGAATCTACTTCTAGTAGCACTTCGGGTTCTTCCGACTCTATGAAATCCTCTACTTCCTCTAAGTCTGCACCTGCAGAAGGAGCAATAACTTCCCAGGATATACAAGATATTAAAGCTCTACTTTCCGCAATGAATGCAACATTAAATGGTCCTTTAATGATCAAAGACAATAAGCCATTTAGACCAAAATCTAGCATGCTAGAATAAATTTCGAATAAATTTCGAAAAATTAGAAACCGGTCCGTATATTTCATTATAAAGTGAAATAACAAATACATAATGTTTATAAACGATCGACAAAAAATAGAATTTTTAGAGCTCTCCTTTGGGGATACGGAAAAGATATCTTCCAATTTCTGGAAAGCTTCTCCTGAAGATATGAGCTTTCGATACGGAAGTTCTATTGACTCCCTGAAATTGGACGAGAAGACACAAAAGACGGATTTAGTCTATCTTAAGATGGCAGAAATCTGGGGAACTAATTCACACTGCAAGAGAATGCAGGTAGGATGCTTAATGGTTAAAAATAAATCTATCATTTCGGATGGATATAACGGGAGTCCTTCGGGATTTCCAAATAAGTGTGAAGACGATGGAAACACCACCCTACCGTATGTTCTTCATGCAGAAGCAAATGCAATTACTAAGTTGGCAAAGAGCACAAACAGTTCAGACGGATCTACTGTCTATATTACAGCTTCACCTTGTTTTGAGTGTTCTAAACTCATTATCCAGTCGGGAATCAAAAGGGTGGTATTTAAAGATCTTTACAGAAAAACAGAATCACTTAGCTTCTTGTTCCAAGCAGGAATTGAAGTGGTTAGAATTGGAGAATTATAAAATTATAAACTAAGAAAATATACAGAGAAATGCAAAAAGAAATTAAGAAAGAGAAGAACATTCAGGTACTTGCAAACAATTTTATTGAGACCAAAGATGAAAGAAGTTTTAAATCACTCTACGAAAGAGTTAAACCTGGAGTGTTGAATCACTGCTATGGAATTTTAAAAGATACTGAACTAGCGGAGGATGCATTCCTAAATGCAATGGCCAAGGTCTGGCAAAAGATAGATCAATATGACAATTCAAGAGGTAATTTTTCCACGTGGTGCTACAATATCGCTAGAAACGAATCTCTCTTATTGTTAAAAACAAGAAAGAAGTATGTTCATTTATCTTTAGAAGATCTGGATTATTCTTCGTCCAAGAACGAGGAGAAGAACCCATCCTATTCTATAGAGGAAGATCCCCTTTGGAAGTTTGCCAACGAAGGAGATTCAATAGATGACATGTACGAAACTGCCATCGAAGAAATTAGGTCCCTCCCTTCCCTCTATCGAGACATTATGATTGATAGAGAAATCAATGGAATGAAATATAAAGACATAGCAGAAAAATACGGAATCAAAAAGAGGTCCATTGCTACCAGAATTAGACGAGCTAGAAATAAAATTCGTTTAAAGATGGAAGAAAATAAATAATTTTGACTATAACTTATAAACTACCTTTATGTTCAGAATTTTTAAAGTATTAAAAGAAATAAGTCTATATAGGGAGTATCTGAAGGTAATTAAAAAAGAGTCTTTGGATTCTCCAGAATGGAGCAGACTTAGATTGAGAAGAGACTGGTTTGGTAGAATCTACACAGTCTTTAATCTTCCCCCTGAAGTTACAAAGTCTCCAGATTTTCCAAAATATGCTAGACCAGCATTTGTTTTTGACCAGATTAAACCTATCAACGAATATCTAACCAAACTAAGACTCCAGGAGCTGATTGCTCCCCTTATGAATCCTGTAGAAGGAACCGACGAAGAATCTTTCTTGGTGGTTTATTCCTTTGTTTTCAGACAGGTTTCCCTCCTTTGGATTCTAAGATTGATCATTGAAATTTCCTTAATTGTTCTAGCGTTTAATCACTGGGGCTGGATTCTATCTTTCTTTGGAAAATAAGATATGGATTTAAGACCTATTAGAAATGATCTAATACAAAAGCTTTCAGTTTTCAAAGATCCAAACTTTATCTTTGAGGAAGAAGCTCATACTTATCACTATAGGGACATAAAGTATGACTCAGTAACTTCCTATATCAAGAGATTTAAAACTCCGTTTGATAAAGAATATTGGTCCAAAAAGAAAGCAGCAGAGAGAGGAGTTGAAGTCTCAGTTGTTTTGGATGAATGGCAGGGAAAAGCAGATGTTGCAAATGATCTTGGAACCAGAGTCCATAAATGGATAGAAGATTTTTGGAGTGGAAATTCTAGAGAACTAACCAGTGAAGATGATGAAGCTTTTGTCGAAAGAATTAGCAAGTTTATGGACCTTTATGAGAAAAGATTTAAAAACCTAGTTCCATTAACCTCCGAGCTTAAAATATTTTGTAGAAAATGGAGACTTGCAGGAACTATTGACCAACCCTTTTTGATGTGGGACGAAAAACAAAATAAGGTTCTTTTCTTGATCGGAGACTGGAAGACAAACAAGGAATTT